TTATAGAATAAACCTGGTGAATAAATTAATTTATTCAAACCAGAATAAGACAATTTAAAAGGTTGGTCAACAGGTCTGTTAAAGAACTCTTCCTCTTTACGCATTCTCTCAGCGAAAGTAACATCTGTTGTGAATTTAGCTGGGGTCATTTTAATTAATTAATCATATCCTTTCTGTAGTATCTACCAAGGATATTTCCATTATAACTATTTACTTTCAAGACTTGATTCACAATCTGAAGTTCAAGCTCATGGAAATTCAAATACTTCTTTGAGTAACATACTGTGATGATCTCTCTTGAGAAATATGATTTTCCATGAACCTTGATATCTTCATGCAACTCTTTACAGGAACCATAATAGTCATTCCAATCAGATTCTTTTACAACCTTCTTGAATCTTTTTCTAGTTCCTGTTGCAGTCTTTTCCTTTTTGGAAATGCGTGTCTTCTTTGAATGAAACACGCTCTTTTTGCCAATGTAAAACTTGCCATCAATAAGGTTTGTGATCTTGTAGACAAATCCCACAACCTTATCAGGATTCTTAAAATCCTCTAGCGAAGTTACAATTTTTCCTTTGTATGTCCAACTGTTTACCCAAGTGTTCATAAATTATTTTTTTTTTACAAATGTAGAAAAATCAGACTAATTGTAAAGCCTCGTATTTTTCAAACGCTTGATTTAATTTAGGCACAAGTTCATAAACAGCTTTGGATTTACCATGAATCTTGATAACATCACTGATATCCTTCTCTAACGGAATATAGACAAAGGGTAACTGATAGAGATCTCTGTAAGTCTTCATGGCTTTTATACCAGGTTCATCACTGTCCATGATTGTGACAATGCGTTTGTAGTCATTCTTGTATTTGTTTATTGTCTCAGCAGGTATGATTGTATTCTCACTGTCAGCAGCGATTATATCAGCTCTTATACCAAGACTCTTCATAGCCATAAGATCCTTCAATGAAGATGCAATAATAAGATTATCATGTCCAAGCAACTGGTCAGAACCTTGCATATAACTTTCAAGTTTTATGAATTTCCTGTCTTTGTTTTTTGGTTGATATATCTTGTACAACACACCTTCATCTGTGTGATAACCATATATCTGCTTTGTTCTCACTGTGAATTCTTCTTCTACAATGTCTCCTTTCCTCTTCTGCATTGTGTATTCTACAATAGGAACTACATTGTGGTTTCTGAGAATGTCACTGTTGATGTTGAAAGCAGGCCAGAATTCCGCGTCAATTGTATTCCAACCTCTGGTTATCACATTATGGATCTTCCACTTAGCATGCTCTACAATCTTTGGGACAAATGTATTTCCACCTTTTGTGTAAGATCCGTAGTCATCAAGGATTCTCTGTGCAGATTCTATGAACGACAAGTTCCAAATGTGCATCATCAAATCCACTGCGCTTCCAGATTTACCAGTGGAAAAACATTTATACCTATAAGATCCTGTGTCTCTATTGTAATAAAGATACATGCTGGGATTTTTGTCATTTGGATTGAATATACTGTGTGTCCTAACACTTTGTCCTGTCAACGGACTCTTCAATCCTAGATATGTTTCAAATATCCATGCTGGAGGGACATCACTTATATTGGCAGTAAAGTTCTTAACTGAAAACATAATGATAAAAAAATAAAAAAGAGGGTGAGTATTACCCCACCCTCTCTGTTATTAAAGACTTAAATCACTGCTTGAGGACTGTCCACCAAAGCTGGTAACAGATTCAGCAGGTTCATCCTTCTTTGCAGGAAGAATATGCTTTGCAGCATCAAATTTGATGATGTTCTGCTCTACTTTCTCAGAATCAACAACAAAAGGAAACAACTTTCCTTCTGCTTTTGGAAAGAACAAACGATAGTTTGGCTTGTCATAACCATCTGTGAAGTATTCCTGACCCATGATGGTGAAATTACCCCATACTTCAGGATTAACCAAGAACTTGCGAGCGTTTGCAATGTACTCTTCAATGGTATCACCTTCAACACCAGCAGCGTTCATTGCAGAAAGAACACCCATTTGCTTTGCAAGGTTGTTGATCCAGCGGAACATCTGTTCATCACGGTCAATTGTCTTACCATTCCACTCATATGTACTGAGAGGATAGCGACCAGAGCGTACACTTGCCACTTGACCACGGTAATTACCTAATGAAGGATTAGCCTTGTCAATTGCAAGACCTTGAAAACCATCACCCATATCCATACCTTCAAGCGTAAGGATAATAAAATAAGATTCTTTGTTGTACGGTGGTACATCCAGTTTCACGTCTGTGATTCTGCATCTGTGTGTGCCAGGTGTGAGGATTTTAGGGATTCCTGAACCGCTGCTTTCTTTGTGATTGCTTGATTTAAACATAACTTTGTTTTTTAATTAATTAGTCAATATAAATTTGATTCCAATTTGAGGTAATTTTACCTTCCTCACTAAGTTCTGAGATGACAATCTCTTTGTTTCTTAAATGCTCTGGTCTTGCGCCACAAGCAATCTCATCAGATGTTTTAAAACTCAGCATGTTCTTGTTACCTTTTCTGTAAAGGTATCCAATAGCATCTGAATTAGAAGTTGTAATTCTTTTTAACTTACCTGTCAAGTCAAGATCAAGTGAGTTAAACTCTGCACCATTCTTCTCAAGCAGAGTGTCTTTAATGTGTCCCACAAGAATGATATGTGGTGCAAGTGTTTTGATATAGTCAATCACTTTTTCAAACCCTTGTCTTAACCATGGATAACCAGCACCATTAGCAAGATTCAAAATTGAACCATACTTTGGTTTACCGTCTGTGAACCACTTTGAACCCATTGCAGACCTAGAATACAATTCCTCTGCATAAGGCACGCACATCTCTTCTAATGCAGTGATAGTATCAACTGCAATGTACTTGTATGGTTTACCTGCTGCAATGATAGCTTCACCAATTTTCTTGATGTCAGCTACTGAGTTTGCTTTGACTTTCAATGCGTCCACATAATCACTGCCATCCTCCATGTCAATAATAAGACAGTTATCAAGTTGTGATAACAATGTCGTCTTACCAACTTTTGGTTTAGAGAAAATAATCATGTTCTTTGGACTAACGCTTACTGCCTTCACAATCTTTGTGGGCAATACAAATCCTGTTACTTCTGTTGCCATTTTGTTCCTTTTTCTATTAATTTATTTAACCATTTTTTATTTGACATTGGAACGTTTTGTATAATACAGTACAGATCTCTGATGGTCATAGCTGTTGTATGCACATCTTCCTTCTCACTGTAAGTTTCATCATATAACTCCTCTTGGAAAGGATCTTCAAAAGGTAGATCCAAAAGAGGTTTCTTTGTCAATTGTGGTGTTGCAGATTTGATATCTGTCTTATTCACCATTTGGAATTTACTGAGTTTTATCGCATAGCTTGAAAATTTGTCTTTTTTGATTTCTTTATAATCATTTGTCTTACTCTTCCATTCAGGATCAAAAGGCAATTTATAAAGAACTCTGTGGGTAGAATCATAATGAATCTGATCCCAATCATAAAGCTCTACATAAAGGTCTCCTGAATTTAATTCATTTGCAAAGAATCTAATACATTCTTCGCGTTCATTAGGGTCATCACTAAATTCTTTACCCATGTAGCAAAGTTTGGCGTAAAAATGTGGATTCTTTACACCAAGATCTTCAAATACAGGAGTCCAGAAAGGTTTGTAATCACTTGTCATTTCTGTGATTGGCTTTTTTGGTTTGTCTGAAATTGAGAAACTCATATTTAATTGATTTAGTTAGCGTTTTGGTGACATCATAGGCATTATTGCCTCTGTAATTGTCATAGTTGGATAATCAGCATTGTACCACTGCACACTCAAATCACCAAAGCGATTCTTGAGTACATGTGCAGCAAGTAGATATTTGTCAGAAGGGGTAATTACAAATCTGTTAGGGCCATACAATGCAAGATTGTACTTAGCAGGTCTGTTCCATGCTATCATAACATCAGCACATTGTAAAAGATAGTCACT